CGGAACCACTCCCGCGCCATCCAGATGGGCATCTTCAGCCGGAACCGTGCCTGCGGGTGGAAGAACGGCGACGTGTGCTCGTGATCCGCAAGATACTTGATGAGCTTTCCATCCTTCTCGGTGAACTCGTCCACGTGCTTCCCCAAGGAGATACGGGCTGCATTCACAACTGTCAAGTCATCACCAAACGTTTCCAGCAACTCAACCTTACACTCCTCGAACATTGTACTAGAGCATCAAAGTTGAAAAAGAGGAACTACCGAATTGAAAAATTGTTGGTGAGTTTTTTTCGTCTTGACCTGGACGAGTCTCTAGCGCCTAGCGCGGGAGACCAAAGATAGACAGACTGCGACCGCCCGGACCATTCCGCAGATGGTGAGTGTACGTCTCGCCGTCATCATCAGAGACGAGACCGTACGTAATGTAGACCGTTCCCGCCGGAATACCGTTCGTGTTTTCCTGCGCAATATCAATCCAGAAGAGCGAGTGGCGCTGATCAAACATCCAGTCGCTCGGGATACCACCGCCGGGCTTGCTAGAGCGACCAGACGACCACCGATCGTGGACGTGGTGAATGCCGCCAGTCAAGTTATTCGCCCGGTAGGTTCGTTTCGTCGCAAGGTTACGACCAGCAAGAATCTCGCGCTGCATATTATCAAGTCCATCCGCTGCAAGAAGAATCTGCTTAATCATCGCGCGCTGCTGCACGCCGCTGTCGCCTGACCGCAACTGCGTCGTGAAGCACGGAAGCACCACCTGCTCAGGGCGCAGCTGAACGCGAATGGGACGACCCCACTCCGTCGGATCCGCCCGCTGGACGCCCGCACGAGACGAAACGCGGCGGTTCACCTCGTCGAGCGAGATCTCGCCCGCAACGTAGCGGACAATATCAATATCCGCAAACAGCTGGATCGGGTGGTCCTCCATTCCATAGACGGACTCGCCGCGGTCGTTCTTCTTACCGATGTAGTAGGAAGCGCGCAGACTCGCCTGGATGATCGTGTTGATCGCAGACTTGTCGTGGTAATCGTGGTACGCATAGAGGAACGGGTGGCAGAACCAGTCCGTCGAGCGAGTGCACACCTGGTCGATGAAGACAACAACGATTGACTTCGCACGGCGAGCAACAGTCATCTCGCGCTTCCAGAAGTCATAACTGTCCCACTGGATCTGGTGAGTTCCAGCACTTGTGGACGCAACGAAGCGCACATCAACCGGCACCGCATCCAGATCATCCGCGTCATAATCGAGGAACGGGATACGACCTGCGGAGTAGGCAGCCTGGAACGGCTTGAACCCATCCGTGATCCGAATGATAACCAGCGGGCGCGTAGTCCGAATATCGCCAACGACCATCTGCGTCTTGGCGGCAGTGATGATAGTCTTCACCTGGTCGCTGAGGTCACTGATGTTGTCATCCTCGTCGAAGCCAAGAGGAGCCTCGGCCTCCGTCACGAGACCCGCGCGTAGGTAGTACTGGGCACCGCGGTAGTCGGGGTGAGCAGGCATCGTACAGCAGCGGCGGTTGACGTCCTCGCCAAGTAGGCCCTCCTCGGGAGACGCACTGTACTCGATGATGCGCACGTTCGGACTGTTCATGAGAAGATCCCAGAGTCCGCTCGTGTTGACGAGCTGGTTGCTGCCGCACCCGTGGTCGAACTCGTCGAAGTGAACAACAATGGTCGCAGACGGGTTGACGCGCAAGATGTTACGAAGAACGTCACGGCACTCGATGGCGTTCTTCTCCGTGTTGATGGAGAAGACACCGCCGGTCATGTAGTCCGCAAGCTGCTCGCGCTGGCTGGAATCAGCCTTGCGCGCGTAGGCGGAGATGAAGATGTTGATGATGGACGGGTCGCTCGTGTATGCTGCAAAGCACTCTGCGACAAGGCGCTTGCCCGCCTTCACGGCCGCCTTCACGACCGTCTGCTTGATGTGGTCCGTAATGACGGAGATGAAGACGACAGCGCGGACAAACTGCGCAATGAGCGGGAACTTCGCGTCCCAGTGGTCCATGGCATGGAAATGCCGGGACGTGACCTGCGTGTTGAGAAGATTGGTAGAGCGGGCTGCAGTGGAAGAAGGGCGGGGCATCTTGGATTGGATTGGAAAGAGAGAGAGAGAGAGTTGGGAGTTGAGAGAGATTGGTTAGCGCCTACTCACCCTGTCCTTGGCAAGCCAAGTTTCCGTTTTCGACCAAAAACGGAAAAACTATTGTGGTAGTAAAATATACGTAAAAGATGCCCAAGTACACCTGCACTCATTGTGACGAGACGTTCAACAAGAAGAAGGAGTACAATACCCACCTTGAGACTGTTGTGAAGGATACTGCTGTTGCTGCTGCGGCAACCACGGTATCCCAGGAGACGGGCCGACTCGCAATCAGCCTCTTCTCGGGTGCGGGAGGAGATACGGTGGGGATGGAGAAGGCTGGCATCAAGGTCATCGCCTTCTCCGAGAACAACGCCAAGTGTGTCGCAACGCACAAGGCTATGTTTCCCGAGAGCAAGTGGCTGGGCGAGTCTGTCAAGGGAGACATTAGCAAGATCCCAGACGATGAGTTCCTTCCCTATGCGAACCAGCTCTTTATGGTGTTTGCTGGATTCCCGTGCCAGGGATTCTCGAATGCCGGAAAGAAGGTCACGACGGATCCCCGCAACAAGATGTTCCACCAGTTCCTCCGTGTGGTGAGTCTTACGCGTCCCGAGTGGATCATGGGCGAGAACGTTGCCGGACTGCTGACCAAGAAGACGGACGATGGAGAGAGCAGCGTAATCAGCGTGATTGAGGCGCACTTTGCAGAGATTGGATACCCCATCGTCTTCAATGTGTACGACATGAGCAAGGTAGGTGTGCCGCAGTCGCGCAAGAGGTTGGCAATCATTGGCAACCGCTTGTCGATCAAGTTCAGCCTTCCTGTCTTTGACGAGCCCAAGCGTGGTTTGCTGGAGATCATCGAGCAATCCATGGACGGTGCCATTGAGACATCCCTGCCGATTCCGGACGAGTGCTCCATTCTCGTGCCGGACGACGCGGAGCCGACGGGAACACCGCATCCGTTCATGGTGAAGAAGCACGGTGAGGATCTCATCTCCTTCCGCAAGCGCGACTCTCCTATCCACAGCGAGGTGTTGGACTTCCGGACCCCGTGCAAGACTCTCATTTGCGCATATACGTTCCAGCCTCGTCTCTACGTCGGACTCCGCAAGTCCAACGGAAAAAAGTACATTCGTTGTCTGACGGTGCGTGAGGCAGCCCAGATCCAGGGGTTTCCGGCGACGCACGTGTTCTCGGGGTCGCGCGACGACCAGATCAAGCAGGTGGGAAATGCTGTTCCGGCCTTGTGGGTTACGCGGATGGTACAATCCATGATTGCGTCTTCCGCAGGCAGTCCTCCGTGAACTCGGGCGTGAACCTCTTGCACGAGTACTGATTGGCGTTGCGGTTATACAGGACGAGGTGGTCGAGATCCTCCTTGACGGAGTTCAGCTGCTTGATGAGAGCAAACCGCTTCTCGAGCGCAGTCCTATCTTTTTCCGTCATAACGTCCTGGCCGAGGGCAATAACGCAAACCTGTTGGCGGGGATACTTGCGCTGGCCCTTGATGGGAGCAAGCTTCCGCGTAAAGGATACAAGGTAGACCACGTCTCGGAGAAAGGTTCCATCGTTGAGGAATATACTGTCCTCCTCGCTATGTTTGAGATCAAAGTTCACAGAGTCTGCGACGACACCATCTACCAGATACACAAGCTGGAAATCGATCGACCGTTGCGGGCCGTGAACCTGGTAGGCATAGAAGATTCCGTTGCGTGAATCTTCGCGTTTCAGCGTCCATCCATTCGACTCGCACTGAACCGCAAAGCATGCTTCGTGGTCATTACACTTGTTCCCAAGACCTTGACCCTTTCCACAGTAGGCATTGAGGATCTTCTTTGTATTCTTATGATTCGTCTCTTCCAGCAGATGAGGATTTGACGCAAGGTTCTCGAGAAAGTTCCAAACAGTGAGGCGGAAAGAGGACATTAATCACCTACTATCTAGATTGGAGTACGTCCGTTTTAGCCAGCCACAAATCCGGTTTTTAAACTTGAGGAAACACAAATGGCAGTTCCTATCCCCATCTACCGGCGGATCCAGCTGATGAGGAATCACCTCCAAGCAGACACAGTTGCGGACAATGTGTTGAGTGATTTGCAAGAACTTCTTCGTGAAAAGCCGGATTTGTTTCGTGGTCGGGAAGGAGCGGGGCACCAGGTTCAAGTGGCAGAAAGAATCAAGTCAGAAAACCCCGCACAGGCGATGCGTTTGACAAAGATTGCACTGGAAATTCTGGCAGACAATTACCGCCCGCCCCCTTTTGGCGAAGTACCTCCCCGTGCTCTCCTTCCGAATCGTCCGCCCCCTATTCGGATTGCCGGCAGGAAGAAGACACGCAAGTCACGCCGCAAGCAAACCAAGCGCCGTCGTACAACCCGGAAATAAAACGGAAACTTGGACAACAAACAACAAGAACAGCAATCGAATACCATGGCCAACACTGAATTTCTCGAAAATATCGCAAACAATGTCCTCTTCACGCTGAACGAGACGCTCACTGCAAGGGTGGAGCGGGACTCTCACAACATGTGGCTGATTCACATGGAGGATTCCAACTCGGCAATTCACCTGGAGCTCATGTGGCGGGACGATACATGGATGTCCTGTATCCTAGAGCTCCATGACATTACCAACAAGCGCAAGGTCGCGATCATGAATGCGCTGATGGACTCGTTTCCGGACGACGGTCCCATCGTGGACGACGACGGCGATGTAGACATGGCGTAAGCAAGACAACAACCAAACCTCAACCCCAATTTTTTACATGAGAAGAGGTAATGAATATCCGTTATACGGTTCGAGTCGACCCTGATGTCAAGGTTCCACTGGAGACGTTTGCGTTTGAGTTGGCAGTCTACCTCGCAGATCCGGACGGATGGGCGGGGAAGGGATATACGTTTACGGAAGTCAAACAGAATCCCAAGGTCACAATCCGGTTATCAACGCCGGAGACGATCCACAGGATTTGCAAGGATGGCACGTTGTCGTGTGCGGAACTGGGAGGGCACCGCATGTATTTGAACGCCAGCCGCTGGATGCACGGGGCACCCAAGAGCAAACTGGACCTTGAGAATTATCGGCAGTACGTTGTCAGCCACGAGATGGGACACATTCTAGGTCACGATCACGCAAAGTGCCCTGGACGCGACCAGCCGGCGCCGATTATGATGCAGCAAACTCTGGGCATCGGGCAATGCAAGCCAAATACACAGGTTCTGTGAGAACGAGACCCACATGTTTCTCATCCAGTGCGTCAATCACCGACTGATGGCGTTTCAGCAATGTGTGGATTTGTGCAATAGTCATACTTTTCACGTCTTCTTCTGTATAGTGTGCGAGGACCTTGAGCATTTAGTTGCTGTACGCGAGACCGCCCATGCCGCTCATGACGCGGAAGATGTTGTAGTTCACGGCATACATGCGGAAGTTGTACGGGTACGCCTTGTTGGGGAAGGTTCCTGCACCGCCCGTCGTCTTGCTGTCAAACACGAGAGTGGCCGTGTCGATGCGCGAGAAGTTACAAGTGCCGCTCGGCTGGTGCTCCTCGGGGCGGAGAGCAAACGAGTACACGTTGATCGGGTTGAAGGCCGGCGAGAAGGTCACGTTCGGGGGCGTGAAGGT